CTAGTAGACCAAGAAACTTATAATGGCAAAAAAACAATTAAATAAATCATATAATACATTTTCGAATGATGCAATTGTCAATCGAGCAGAACAAATACGACGTGATGATGATACAGTCAAAACACCAGCTGTAACAATTTATGATTGTGATTTTGCAATATTATCATATTTGCAAGACATAGTAAAACCAACTTTAATAGAAAATGGACAAATGGTTGATGTACCCATCATGTTTGCCAGCGGAGAAAAATGGGCACAAATACAACGAAGAGGGTTTATGCGTGATGAAAAAGGCAAATTAATGACACCATTATTGAGTATACGTAGATCAGGAGTTGTAGAACGAGATGCATTAAAATCATTAGCAGTAAATCAAAACCCAGATGGAATGGGATTAGTGCATAGTAATAAATTTACTAAAGCAAATAGATATGATAAATTTAATGTGTTACAAGGAACAAGGCCAACCAAAGAATTTTTTGTATCACCAATACCTGAATATGTTGATATATCATACGAACTTATGTTATGGACTCAATATACAGAACAGATGAATGCATTAGTAGAAGACCTAGTTCCATTAAGTGGACATGCATGGGGTACAACTTGGAAGTTTATATCATTCCTACAAGATGTTTCATTTGAAACAGTAAATGCACCAGGTGAAGATAGATTAGTAAGAGCTACAATACCATTAACTACAAAAGGTATATTATTATCAGAATCAGAACTAAGAAAATCAAATCTTCAAAAACAATTTGCAATTAAAAAAGTTACGTTTAAAAACGAAACAGAAGCATTCAATGTTAATGTAGTAGATACTCCACCAAGTGGATGGCCAGGAACAATTGAAGTATTATCTTCTGATAAAGATTTGACAGACGAGACACAACTTCCAAATACAAACCAAGGATCTAACAATATTACAACAATACGTGGCATTCAAAGTCTTAACGAAAGAACACATGAATAATAAGCACGGTTTAGCTAAATAAGTGCATATTTATTATAAATTAAATAAGGAGAAAAAGTTATGTCAGAAACACAAAAATTTACAACTGAAGAATTGAAGCGAATTACGGATTTACGTAATGCACATGCGCAAAAAATTAATGAATTTGGCCAGATAGAATTAGAATTACTATTAACAAGCCAACGCATGGATACATTACAAGAAACCAAAGAAGATTTGCGTGCTCAATATATTAGTCTGCAAGAACAAGAAAAAGAACTTGTAGCAGATTTTAATAAAAAATATGGACAAGGAACGGTTGATTTAGAAAGCGGCGAATTTGTACCTAAAAATGAGTAGGTTTGAGAAATATTTCCGATATTTATAAAGGAATATAGAATATATTAACAAGGGAAAAGTAAATGGCAGAAAAAATTATTAGTCCAGGTGTATTTACCAAAGAGGTAGATCAATCATTTTTACCTGCAGGAGTCCAAGCAATTGGAGCAGCTGTTGTAGGACCAGCAGTAAAAGGACCTGTATTGGTTCCAACCATAGTATCAAGTTACTCTGAATATGTACAAATATTTGGAGATACATTTTCAAGTGGTTCTGGAGCAGAAGAAGATACTTACAAGTATTTAACATCTTACAGTGCACAAGAATATTTAAAATATGCTGATACATTAACAGTAGTAAGAGTTGCAGATAATGCAGCAGCTGCTACATCTATAGTATCATCATCAACTACAGTAGGACTTGCTAAGGCAGTAGGTTCATTAACAATACAAAATAATCATGGTAATACAGCTGAAGATGAATTCCAAATTACAGTAGCCGGTATTGAATCTAGATTTATTGCAGCAGATCCTGCAGGAGGTGTTCCAGTAGATGCAGGCAATATATATTATTTTGCAACTGGTTCAACTACAGCAATTACATTAGATAATTTAGTAGCAGAAATTAATACAGCAGCTATTGGTGTAACAGCAGTAGATGGAACAACAGCATTACATTTATCTGCATCAACGGCAGGAACAGCAGGAAATTCAATTTCAGTTGATTCTGGTTCTGGTACAACTTTTAGTGATGTATTAACATTATCAGGAGGAACAGATAGTACTACTTCATCTGATTGTTTAACATTTACAACTTTAACAGAAGGTGCATTACAAAATAGTGCAGGTACAGAAGGAACAAATGGATTATTAACTAATGGTGATAAAGACAATGTTAGATGGGAAATTACTTCTGTTAATAATTCTAAAGGAACATTTAATCTTCAAATAAGAAGAGGTAATGATACTAATACAAGAAAATCTATTTTAGAATCTTATAACAACTTAAACTTAGATCCAAATTCACCAAATTATGTTGCAAAAAGAATTGGTGATGAAACTAATACTTTATTAGGATCAGGAACAAGTGAACCATATTTACATACTACAGGAGATTTTGCAAACAGATCTAAATATGTAAGAGTAGCAGTTCATAAGAAAACATTAAATTATCTTGATGAAAATGGAAATGTTAGAGATGGTTCATTATCAGGTTCATTACCATCAGTAAGTTCAGGTTCATTTGGTGGAGGTTCAGATGGTAATGTAAATCATCCACAACAAATGTATGAAAATATTACTAATACTAATAGCCAAGGTATGAGCATGAGTTTATCAAGTACAGAAAATGCTTATAAAGATGCAATTAACTTGTTAAAAAATCAAGATCAATACGATATTAATTTATTAACACTACCAGGTATTATAGATGGAGCAGGAACAAATCATTCAACTATTTTAACATCAGCAATCAATGCTGTAGAAACAAGAGGTGATTGTTTCCTTATATTAGATCCAATGGGATTCAATTTAGGAACTAGTGGAGTTACTGATGTAGCTGCAAAAGTTGCAGAAAGAGATTCAAATTATAGTGCAGCTTATTGGCCTTGGATTAAAATTCCAGATGCAGACCTAGGACAAAATGTTTGGGTTCCTGCAGGAGTAATGATTCCAGGAGTATATGCATTTAATGATAGAGTAGCAGCACCATGGTTTGCACCAGCAGGTTTGAATAGAGGTGGAATTGATATGGCAATCAGAGCAGAAAGAAAATTAACTCAAACTAATAGAGATGATCTTTATGATTCTAATGTTAATCCAATTGCAACTTTCCCTAATACAGGTGTTACTGTATATGGACAAAAAACAATGCAAAAGAAAGCATCTGCATTAGATAGAGTAAATGTACGAAGATTATTAATCGCAGCTAAGAAATTTATTGCAAGTACAACCAAGTTCTTAGTATTTGAAAACAATACATCAGCAACTAGAAATAAATTCTTAAGTATAGTTAATCCTTATTTTGAATCAGTTCAGCAAAGACAAGGATTATATGCATTCAAAGTTGTAATGGATTCTTCAAATAATACACCAGATGTAATTGATAGAAATCAAATGGTAGGACAGATATTCTTGCAACCAGCTAAAACGGCAGAATTTATATTGATTGATTTCAATATACTTCCAACCGGAGCAGCCTTCCCAGAATAGGATGAAGTGCATATTTATATAAAAGAAAGAAATAAACAGGAGTAAACGAAATGGCAGAATTATTAGACCCAACCGAGATATTTTATACCGCATATGAACCAAAGATGGCTAACAGGTTTATTATGTATATTGAGGGTATACCAGCATATCTTATTAAGGCCGCTTCTAGACCATCATTAGATCAAGGTGAAGTTATTCTTGATCATATTAATGTTGAAAGAAAACTTAAAGGAAAAACTAGATGGCAAGATGT